TCAGGCTTCCAGCAACGATCTTTCTTCCTCCGTTGCGATTTCCAGATCTACAGCATCCTGCAGTGGCGCAATATACTCACTGAATTCCTGGATGTAGAACTGTGTGGTGACGGTCTTCCAGCTATTCGGCTCCTGCTGTATTGAAGCATACCAGGCTATTTCAATATCGCTATGCTGCGGCAGCATTTAACCCCTTGTAATTCATTGCCATAATTGATTTAATTCACAAATAAAACTATAACATGGTGAAATTAATGAAAAAAAACACAGATGATGGGGCTAAAATTTACACACCACTTACCCTAAAGCTTTATGACTGGTGGGTTTTGGGAGTATCAAATCGGCTTGCATGGGGATGTCCTACAAAGGAACACCTTCTTCCACACTTTCTGGAACATTTAGGTAACAACCATCTGGATATTGGTGTTGGAACTGGGTTTTACCTTACTCACGTACCTGAGAGTAGTCTGATATCTTTAATGGATTTGAACGAAGCTAGCCTGAACGCGGCATCTACAAGGGCTGGGGAATCAAAAATTAAACATAAAATTAACCATGATGTTTTTGAACCTTATCCCGCGGCGTTACATGGTCAATTTGATTCCATTTCCATGTTTTACCTTCTTCACTGCCTGCCTGGAAATATATCTACAAAAAGCTGTGTAATACGCAATGCGGGCAGGCCTTAACTGACGATGGAACTCTATACGGAGCCACAATTCTTGGCGATGGAATTGTGCACAATAGCTTCGGTCAAAAACTGATGCGCATTTACAATCAGAAAGGCATCTTTTCAAACACAAAAGATTCCGAAGAAGGCTTAACACATATACTCTCAGAGCATTTCGAGAATGTTAAAACCAAGGTTCAAGGTACTGTAGTAATGTTTTCCGCTTCAGGGAAAAAATAGCATCCAACCGCAGCACGTTCTTGCATAAGGCGTGTCTGCGGTTTTTCAACTATTCAGATACATCACTCCCATCACATTCATTCCTCCGCATCATAGGCATATAGGCTATATCACCTTGATATTTTTCTTCTTCAGATAAAAACTGTTATCTATGTATACTTTTAAACCCAATCCGTGTAGAGTCTCTGCATAAGATAGTTTGCAGTTGACACTTCAGCTTGCGCCATAAACCGCCTGATTTTTGCCGCCACCTGTTAGCATTCCTGTATACCTGAAACGACAATGTTTATCTACGAACTTTAAGAACACCCAGGATAAAAATTGTCAACTATATCATATATAACACATTACTAATTCGAGGCTATATGAACAGCATACTGATAATCACTTCGCTCCTTATCATATTCAGCATTTTTAGTCATGCTCTAATAAAATTAGGGATTGGCATATCCAATAACCCAGACAAAACCGATGTATAAGTCAACATATCCTGAATCAGACATACAATATCGCAATGAAAATCAATAATATTTTAAGGAATATCTTCATGAAATCAAAAGACACCCTAAAGTGGTTCCCTGCGCAGCTTCCTGAAGTAAGAATTATCCTAGGGGATGCTGTAGTGGAAGTAGCAAAACAGGGAAGACCTATCAATACCAGAACATTGCTTGATTACATTGAAGGAAACATAAAGAAAAAGTCATGGCTGGATAACAAAGAATTATTACAAACAGCGATATCAGTTCTTAAAGACAACAAAAATTTAAATGGTAAAATGTAATATAATAAACTTACTTTCTTATCATTTTTCCACTTTAACAACATTTTGCTCCACTTTTCCACGACCAAACAACTTGAAATCTGGTTAAAATAACACGCAACACTATTCTTCTTCCTTGAGTCCGCCCGGAACTCGAAAAACAAACCGAGTTAAGGCCATTTTTCACAAAATCGATTTTGGGTCTCACCAAAATTACGGGGTTGCATACGCATTCGTTTATTTTCGAACGTGTACATACAAATATGTACAAAAATAATCAAAATTATTTTCTGAGATGCATTATGATATGTACACCAATTTCGTATAGAAGATCTCACTATGTCTCGAATTTATGCTTACTGTCGGGTATCAACTCTGGAAAAGACAACCAAAAATCAACGTCGGGAAATCGAAAGTGCAGGTTTTAACATCAAATCTCAGCAAATAATTGAAGAACAAATTAGCGGCTCAGCAGCAACCAGTGAGCGTCCTGGTTTTAACCAGTTGCTTGATCGACTGAAAAGAGGTGATGCATTGATTGTCACAAAACTGGATCGCCTCGGTTGTAATCCAATGGATATCAGTAAAACGGTGGAACAACTGACCAAAGCAGGTATCAAAGTGCATTGCTTAGCATTGGGGGGCGTTGACCTGACCAGTCCACCTGGAAAAATGATGATGCAAGTAATTTCAGCAGTCGCTGAATTTGAGCGAGACCTTTTACTTGAGCGTACTCATTCAGGGATATTAAGAGCACGGGGCGCAGGAAAGCGATTTGGTCGCCCACCTGTGTTAAATGATGAACAAATACAGAGGGTACTAGAGCAAATTAAGTCAGGTATAAATATAAGTGACATTGCCCAAGAATTCAAAACCTCGCGGCAAACCATTTTAAGAGCTAAAGCAAAAAATCAGACACCTGATATATAAAAATAATCTCGGTGTGAGATTCCTTACGTTTTCCAAGCCCCCCTTCCTAGCCTTAAATGGAAAGATACTTCTAATTATAGAATTTATATATCTTACCCTACGGTAGGGCTGGCCATTCAATATCCGGTGCAGTTGATGTATCAACACGGTTCAGCAACACCCGATACTTTTTCCAGGCTTCCAGCAACAAGGTTTCTTTCTCCGTTGCGATCTCCAGATCCACAGCATCCTGAAGCGGCGCTATATGCTCACTGGCTACCTGCATCAGGCTGTTTTTTGTTTCTTCCGCCTCCCGGATCCGGAACAGTTTTTCTGCTTCCGTATCCTTCACCCAGGCTGTGCCGTTCCACTTCTGAAACTCCCCTTCCGGGGATAACCAGGTGACATTTTCCGGTAATGAGCCGAGTTCAGAAATAAATAACGCGTCGCCGGAAGCCACGTCATAAACCGTTTTACCCCGATGATCTTCAACGAGATGCCACGATGACTCATCACTGTTGAAAACAGCCACGAAACCAGCCGGAATATCTGGCGGTGCAATATCGGTACTGTTTGCTGGCAGACCTGTATGAGGCGGAATGTATGCGTCACCTTCACCAATAAATTCATTAGTTCCGGCCAGCAGATTATAAATTGTTATGGTCCGTGGTTGTTCACTCATTCTGAAATCCATGTTCACCTCTACTTAATATCAGAGACAGAATATTGTTTATTGAGCGTATGGGTGTGAGCACCAATAACGATGCTACTTCCGTGGCTATGTGCGCCAGAGATGACATTACCTACAGGATTTTCTGGATTAATCCGGTGTATATGCGAACCAGGGCGAAACCGGTTATTAGCCTGATGTTGTATCAGTACATCATCAGCCTGATGTTCAGGGTTAATACAGACCTGCCCGGAACGTGAGCAATACGTCCGATAATCGCCGCATCCAATATATTTAGTATCCGCATAACGGCAAACAGAATTACCCGGACAGTATGCATATGTGCCAAATACTGCCGACTGGCGGGATTGTGCGTATTCCCAGTTAATTGATTCTGTTTTTTTATTAAAGTTATCCCATGCCTGCTTCATCTGCCGGGCAACGCTTTCAAACGGCACCTGACCACATCCGGCTCCCATTGCAGGGAATACCACCGTCTTTATTTTCCTGTCTGTCGTTGCGTTTTTATTGTGCTGAAAGATAGCAAGTAGAGCTGCCCAAGTTGCGTTATATACAGCGTCTGTTCCGTCAATTGTCAACGGAACACGCATTGTTGGCGCATGTACCAGCCAGGGGTGATAATTATGCCCCGTTTCAATAACAAATGCAGAACCTACAGGCTGCTCGCCGAGATATTCACGAAGAATATGATTCTGAACGCGGGCCTGTAGCTGAGAACCGAAGAATGTGGTAATGGCGGCATCAACACCGCCATCCATCAGGCCGAAACTATTTGCCGCACTTACCATGCAGTCAAATTCTCTGATTGTTTCAAATGGCTTTCCGACAATATTCACATTATCTGCATTTGCAAATACCCGCTTAAATGCTTCAGCCATTTCGGTTACTGGTGCAGAAAGAATGAGCGTAATCATGCAAGCCTCACAATATAGTTAAATGCGATGTTTTTGACGGTGTTTTCCGCGTTACCAGCAGCGTTAACGGTGATGGTGTGTCCATGTGAGCCAATCGCAACCGAGTGCGTATGAGCACCAATACCGACAGTATGTGCGTGAGCACCTGCAGATGCAGCTGTGCCGCTGACACTATGAGTGTGCGCTCCTGCAGCACTTGTATTCACACTGGCCGCAGACACTACCTTATGTACTGACCCATTTTGTGACCACTGGCTGACTGCTGATGCGCCTGTGACACTATGAGTATGGTTTCCGGCACTTGCGGCTGTACCGCTCACACTGTGCGTATGCGCCCCGATGTTATTCGTGGATTTAGTGCCGTAATCAAACGACGATGTGGTTTTCGTCCCCAAATCCGTACTGGATGCGCTGGCGCTGTGGGTGTGCGATTTAATGCCGTCCTGTTCCTGAGACAATACGGCCCGACCACTGGCAGGTTTGCCCTTAATCGTCCAGCCACGCATATCAGGGATCACGCCTGACGGATAAGCGGCTGCAAGTTTCGGGTATGCAGATTTGTCAAAAGTCTGCCCCTGCATCAGGACATAACCAGACGGAACGGTATCTGATGGCCACGGGATTGGTGCACCGACTGGATAAAACTCTGCAGGAGGATGAGCCGAGGTGTAAAGCTGCGCCCACGGCGACCAGTTTGCGTCGGTCGTATCCCGTCGTGAACGAATAAATGCCGGAGCATGAGCACCGCTTGTACCACTCCAGCCGATGAGTAACTCACCTTCGCCAACGGCTGTCATCCCTTTCAGGTGAATGATATTTCCATACGTTGTTGGATATCCGTTGTTATACACCTCGTATAACTCAAGACCTGCTGCCCCCTGCGTATTGTCTGTCAGCGCGGCTACCCGACCTTTTGAAGCCAGATTAACTGATGATACTGCTGTTCCACCTGACGGTAGCGCCCCGATCTCTGATGCCGTTGGCTTATTTCTGGAGTTATAGTCCCTTCGCCAGCCAGGTGAATAATCTGTTCCGTGATTAATATAGGTAAACTGGGCGTTGGTTGTTCCGCCACCGCTGGATGTGGTCGGAGTGGTAATGCGGATCGTCATCGCTGACTTTATCCCCATTACTTCAATGACAGCTCCGGCGAGATGAATATTACCGCAGCCAGTATCAGTAATGATTTTATTATTGCCATAAGACCAGGAACCCTTGCACATCCAGTATGGATGGTTAAATGCTCCCTGAGAATCCAGCCACTCGATAAACTGTGCAGTCGTCCAGTTTCCTGTTGTTGTGCTTACTGACCCACCGAAGGCACGGCAGGCACCAATATTTTTCGTAAAGGTGTCTTTGCCAGGGATATCCGCACCGTTCTGATCTTTCTGCAGACGTTTCTCAGCATTGTCATTGGCTGCTTTTACTGCCTTTGGCGTTGCCGCCAGCGTTTCAGACGTGCTGTTGGTCGCGCTGCTCACCCTTGCGGGCCATGTCATACACTGCCTTCATCATCTGTGGACCTGGCAGACCATTCGTACCGTCGTTCTGAATCACCACGTGATTGTTCTGATTAAAATTAATGCCTTCAGCCCGCCGCATCTGCGCCGGACTTCCGGCACCGCCCACATAACCACCTTCCGCATAGCCCCGCATCAGGCGGTACAGGTTGCCGACACCAATCCGGCTGGTTGCCTCCTTCGTGAAGACAAATTCGCCACGGTGAACAATCCCCGCTGGCTCATATTTGCCGCCGGTTCCCGTAAATCCCCCGGTCGCAAAACGGAATTTCGCCGCAGCGGCCTGAATGGCTGTACCGCCTGACGCGGATGCTCCACCACTGGCAGCACCGCCAATGGCGCTGCCGATACTCCCGACAATCCCCACCATTGCCTGCTTAAGCAGAATTTCTGTCATCATGGACAGCACGGAACGGGTGAAGCTGCGCCAGTTCTGCTCACTGCCGGTCAGCATCGCCGCCATATTCTGTGCAATACCATCAAAGGTCTGCGTGGCTGCACTTTTAACCTGCGACATACTGTCCGTGGCGCTCTCTTCCCACTCACTCCAGCCGGACTTCAGGCCTGCCATCCAGCTCCCGCGAAGCTGGTCTTCAGCCGCCCAGGTCTTTTTCTGCTCTGACATGACGTTATTCAGCGCCAGCGGATTATCGCCATACTGTTCCTTCAGGCGCTGTTCCGTGGCTTCCCGTTCTGCCTGCCGGTCAGTCAGCCCCCGGCTTTTCGCATCAATGGCGGCCCGTTTTGCCCGTTGCTGCTGTGCGAATTTATCCGCCTGCTGCGCCAGCGCGTTCAGGCGCTCCTGATACGTAACCTTGTCGCCAAGTGCAGCCAGCTGGCGTTTGTACTCCAGCGTCTCATCTTTATGCGCCAGCAGGGATTTCTCCTGTGCAGACAGCTGGCGACGTTGCGCCGCCTCCTCCAGTACCGCGAACTGACTCTCCGCCTTCCACAAATCCCGGCGCTGCTGGCTGATTTTCTCATTCGCTCCGGCATGCTTCTCCAGCGTCCGGAGTTCTGCCTGAAGCGTCAGCAGGGCAGCATGAGCACTGTCTTCCTGACGATCGCCCGCAGACACCTTCACGCCGGACTGTTTCGGCTTTTTCAGCGTCGCTTCATAATCCTTTTTCGCCGCCGCCATCAGCGTGTTGTAATCCGCCTGCAGGATTTTCCCGTCTTTCAGTGCCTTGTTCAGTTCTTCCTGACGGGCGGTATATTTCTCCAGCGGCGTCTGCAGCCGTTCGTAAGCCTTCTGCGCCTCTTCGGTATATTTCAGCCGTGACGCTTCGGTATCGCTCTGCTGCTGCGCATTTTTGTCCTGTTGAGTCTGCTGCTCAGCCTTCTTTCGGGCGGCTTCAAGCGCAAGACGGGCCTTTTCACGATCATCCCAGTAACGCGCCCGCGCTTCATCGTTAACAAAATAATCATCCTTGCGCAGATTCCAGATGTCGTCTGCTTTCTTAAACGCAGCCTCTGCCTTAATCAGCATCTCCTGCGCGGTATCAGGACGACCAATATCCAGCACCGCATCCCACATGGATTTGAATGCCCGCGCAGTCCTGTCTGCCCAGGTCTCCAGCGTGCCCATGTTCTCTTTCAGGCGGCGGGTCTGGTCATCAAACCCTTTCGTTGCGGCCTCGTTCGCCGCCTGCAATGCCCCGGCTTCATCGCCGGAACGCTGCAACTGAGCAACATACGCAATCTGCTCCGCCGTCACGTTATGGAACTGGCGTGCCATCGCCGTCAGCCCCGACGTCGGGTCTGTGGTCAGCTTCCCGAAGGCTTCAGCGACCTTGTCCACCTCCACGCCGGATGCAGAGGAGAAACGCGCCACACTCTGGCTGATGGACGCAATCTGAGCCTCACCGCTTACCCCCGCCTTAACCAGTGCGCTGAGTGACTCGCTGGTCTGGTTAAACGTCAGCCCTGCCGCCTGCCCGGCTCTGGACAGGACCAGCATACGATCTGCCGTCAGTCCCGCCTGATTGCCGGAAAGGACCAGCGTTTTGTTGAAATCGGACAGGGTTGAGTTGCCCTGATACCAGGCATACGCCAGCGCACCGGTCGCCACCGCCAGCGAGGTGGCCCCCACCATCGGCAGGGTGATCGCACCGGCAAGCCCCCTGAACATGGGGATCATCCCGCCGAAGGAGTCCTTCACCTGCCCCCCCTGTTGCAGCAGGATCAGCCACGGACTTTGCCCGCCTGCAAGCTGCGTGGCCACGTCGGTGAACTGTGCAGGCAGCATACGCATGGCGGCTTTATACTGCCCGACGGAAATCCCCGCTTTCTGTGCAGCCAGCGCCTGTCGGCTCAGCGACTGTTCAACGACTGCCGCTGTTTTTTTCGCATCACTTTCCGTACCGGAAAAATGACGCCTGACTCTGGCCATCTGCTCGTCAAATCTGGCCGCATCCAGACTCAAATCAACGACCAGATCGCCTACCGGTTCAGCCATACCGGACTCCTCCTGCGATCCCTTCTGATACTGTCATCAGCATTACGTCATCCTCCGTCATGTCCGCCACATCCGGGGAAGCGGGGACATCCGGCGTCCATTTGAGGCCAAACGGCGTCTCTTTGTCGCCAAATTTAAGATACTGCTCCTCCCCGCAGTGCGGGCAGGCAACATGAAAACGCATAAAATGCGGGGATTCACTGGCTGCACGCTCAATCTGGCAGGTGCCTCTCACTTTGGGCGTGGAGCCACGGATGGACTTTGGCCAGACCGAGCCTTCAATACGTTTGTCGCCAAGGAACGTCGGAGAGCCTTCCTGTTCAATATCCTCATCAAAGGCAGCAAGTTCATCATAACCCGCCACATCCACCGACTTTTCACGGTAGTTTTTTGCCGCTTTACCGCCCAGGCACCAGAAGCCACGACCATTGGAAAAACGCTTCATAGTGAGCGTGTTATCCCGGTGCTTTTTGCCATACCACGGAGCCAGCGCCAGCAGCGACGGAATATCGCGGATGGTCGGCTCAACGTGGGTTTTCATAAAGTTCTCGGCATCACCATCCGTCGGCAACCAGATAAGGGTGTTGCGCTGCTTATGCTCTATAAAGTAGGCATAAACACCCAGCAGCATTTTGGAATAACCGACACGGGCAGACTTCACCACATTCACCTCACGGATGTAGTCGCTGCCCATCGCATTCATGATGGCCCGCTGAAAGGGCAGTGTTTCCCAGCGCCCTTCCTGGTATGCGGATTCTTTTGGGAGATAGTAATTGGCATCCGCCCATTCAACGGCGGTCTGTGGCTCCGGCCTGAACAGTGAGCGAAGCCCGGCGCGGACAAAATGCCGCAGCCTGTTAACCTGACTGTTCGATATATTCACTCAGCAACCCCGGTATCAGTTCATCCAGCGCGGCTGCTTTGTTCATGGCTTTGATGATATCCCGTTTCAGGAAATCAACATGTCGGTTTTCCAGTTCCGGAAAACGCCGCTGCACCGACAGGGGGATCCCGTCGAGAATACTGGCAATTTCACCTGCGATCCGCGACAGCACGAAAGTACAGAATGCGGTTTCCACCACTTCAGCGGAGTCTCTGGCATTTTTCAGCTCCTGTGCGTCGGCCTGCGCACGCGTAAGTCGATGGCGTTCGTACTCAATAGTCCCTGGCTGGAGATCTGTCTCGCTGGCCTGCCGCAGTTCTTCAACTTCCCGGCGCAGCTTTTCGTTCTCAATTTCAGCATCCCTTTCGGCATACCATTTTATGACGGCGGCAGAGTCATAAAGCACCTCATTACCCTTGCCACCGCCTCGCAGAACGGGCATTCCCTGTTCCTGCCAGTTCTGAATGGTACGGATACTCGCACCGAAAATGTCAGCCAGCTGCTTTTTGTTGACTTCCATTGTTCATTCCACGGACAAAAACAGAGAAAGGAAACGACAGAGGCCAAAAAGCTCGCTTTCAGCACCTGTCGTTTCCTTTCTTTTCAGAGGGTATTTTAAATAAAAACATTAAGTTATGACGAAGAAGAACGGAAACGCCTTAAACCGGAAAATTTTCATAAATAGCGAAAACCCGCGAGGTCGCCGCCCCGTAACCTGTCGGATCGCCGGAAAGGACCCGCAAAAATGATAATAATTATCATCTACATGTCACAACGTGCATCTACGCCATCAAACCACGTCAAATAATCAATTATGACGCAGGTATCGTATTAATTGATCTGCATCAACTTAACGTAAAAACAACTTCAGACAATACAAATCAGCGACACTGAATACGGGGCAACCTCATGTCAACGAAGAACAGAACCCGCAGAACAACAACCCGCAACATCCGCTTTCCTAACCAAATGATTGAACAAATTAACATCGCTCTTGAGCAAAAAGGGTCTGGGAATTTCTCAGCCTGGGTCATTGAAGCCTGCCGTCGGAGACTAACGTCAGAAAAGAGAGCATATACATCAATCCAAAGTGATGATGGATGAACATCCCGGTTTCTTCCACCATCGCACCGGAAAAGCGACTATGAGGGTAACCCTGCGTCTGTCAGCACAGTAAAACCCGGTGTGCATCGTTTTTGATTATTCCCGCACACTCACGCAGAAGGAATTCCCCGTCGGGCTACGGTCATGGTTAATGCGGGAATACGGCGACGATACAGCGCAGCTAAAAGGGTAATGGACAGATAGAGCGGTTTATTTCATTCCACAGGATTCTGAGTGCCCCCCTCCTCCAATAGGCTGAGCATCCACCTATATAGTTTTAATTTTCATCAATCCATTTAACTATCGTTTAATTGTTGTCACATAGGATTCTGCCGTTTTTAACAATGCAGGATAATAAGATGAAAAAAATGTTGTTTTCTGCCGCTCTGGCAATGCTTATTACAGGATGTGCTCAACAGACGTTTACTGTTGGAAACAAACCGACAGCAGTAACACCAAAGGAAACCATCACCCATCATTTCTTCGTTTCGGGAATTGGACAGGAGAAAACTGTTGATGCAGCCAAAATTTGTGGCGGCGCAGAAAATGTTGTTAAAACAGAAACCCAGCAAACATTCGTAAATGGATTTCTCGGTTTTATTACTTTAGGCATTTATACTCCGCTGGAAGCGCGTGTGTATTGCTCACAATAATTGCATGAGTTGCCCATCGATATGGGCAGCTCTATCTGCACTGCTCATTAATATACTTCTGGGTTCCTTCCAGTTGTTTTTGCATAGTGATCAGCCTCTCTCTGAGGGTGAAATAATCCCGTTCAGCGGTGTCTGCCAGTCGGGGGGAGGCTGCATTATCCACGCCGGAGGCGGTGGTGGCTTCACGCACTGACTGACAGACTGCTTTGATGTGCAACCGACGACGACCAGCGGCAACATCATCACGCAGAGCATCATTTTCAGCTTTCGCATCAGCTAACTCCTTCGTGTATTTTGCATCGAGCGCAGCAACATCACGCTGACGCATCTGCATGTCAGTAATTGCCGCGTTCGCCAGCTTCAGTTCTCTGGCATTTTTGTCGCGCTGGGCTTTGTAGGTAATGGCGTTATCACGGTAATGATTAACAGCCCATGACAGGCAGACGATGATGCAGATAACCAGAGCGGAGATAATCGCGGTTACTCTGTTCATTGCTGACCCCACAAACAGATTTCACGCTCAATCTCACGACGAGTCATGAGACCTTTCCATTGCTTACCGCCAGCATATGTCCAGCGACGTAGCTGATCACATGCGCCTTTGATATCGCCCTGGTTTATTTTGCGAAGAAGCGTCGATGTTCTGAAATTGCCAGCACCCACGTTGTAAACGAATGAGTAAAGAGCGCCGCGCATTGTTTCCGGTATATCGACTTTGATGTACGGGTTAATTTGTCTGGCGACCGTGGCAAGGTCTTTATTCAGGAGGGCTTTGCATTCTGCTTTGGTATACGTTTTACCGAGCATGATGTCTTTTCCTGTATGCCCGTGACATACAGTCCATACACCAACAATATCTTTGTATGGTATGTAGCTGACACCTTCCAGACCATCGTTACCACTTGGGCCAGTGATTAACACTGATGCTATAGCAATTGCTCCGCCACCAATAGCAGCAGCAACGGCTTTTCGTAATGATGGAGGCATTATTCACCTCTCGCAGCCTTGCGCTTATCTTCTTTAATCTTGAAATAAAGGTTTGTCAGGTACGTCAGCAGGCCAAATACCAGGCTACCCAGCACACCTATTGCTGCCCACTGTGAGGGCGTGACTTTATCGAGCAGCTGTAAAAACCAGTAACCGGCACTACCTGCTGAGGTGCCATAGGCGACACCCGTTGTTAACTTATCCATGGATTTCATAACCCCACCTCGCAGACAAAGCGGGTGTAAATTGAGGGAATACAACGTATCGCAAAAAAGCAGAAACGTAACAGACTCGGAGTCAGTGAATAACTCAGGTATTGGGTTATCAGCTAATATCGAGACTCAAAAAATGGAAAAACCCGCTCGACGGCGGGTTTAAGCTGTGTGACGAAGTAACCACTCTTAACAGCATAACCAATTTTTTACGTACGTAAACCACAAAATGATATTTGCGAGAATGCTACCGAGTATTGAAAACACCACTACAAATACATAAGCAAATCTCAACAAATAACCAACAAATAATTTCCAGTGTTATTTTTAGCCGATTTAAATTGAACCTTCAAATTACAGAGCACTTATAAATAACAGCCGTTAATATAAATTGGCTAATAGATTTATTTTTATTCAGCCAAGATCCATGAATAGGATTCGATAGAAAAAAGTTCAGATAAAAATAGAGATCTACTTCACAAATCAAACGAGAAACCAAAACTTACATCTTGAAATAATCACATTGATTAGATGAATATTTATCGCGCAGTGACATCATTTTTTAATAATAGTTCAAAAAAAAGGGCTCACGATGAAAAAATTAACAGTGGCAATTTCTGCTGTAGCTGCATCAGTACTGATGGCGATGTCTGCTCAGGCAGCTGAAATTTATAATAAAGACAGTAACAAGCTGGATCTATATGGGAAAGTTAATGCCAAGCACTACTTCTCCTCTAATGATGCAGATGATGGTGATACTACTTATGCCCGTCTTGGCTTCAAAGGTGAAACCCAAATCAACGATCAACTGACTGGTTTCGGTCAGTGGGAATATGAATTCAAAGGCAACCGCGCTGAATCTCAAGGCTCCTCCAAAGACAAAACCCGTCTTGCATTTGCAGGCCTGAAATTCGGGGACTACGGCTCAATCGATTACGGCCGTAACTACGGTGTAGCATATGACATCGGTGCGTGGACTGACGTTCTGCCAGAATTCGGTGGCGATACCTGGACCCAAACAGATGTGTTCATGACTGGTCGCACCACTGGTGTTGCAACTTATCGTAACAACGACTTCTTTGGTCTGGTTGATGGTCTGAACTTTGCTGCTCAGTATCAGGGTAAAAATGACCGCACTGACGTAACTGAAGCTAATGGTGATGGTTTCGGTTTCTCCACTACTTATGAGTATGAAGGATTCGGTGTAGGTGCAACCTATGCTAAATCTGACCGCACTAATAATCAGGTTATCTACGGTAACAACAGCCTGAATGCATCTGGTCAAAATGCTGAAGTATGGGCAGCTGGTCTGAAATATGATGCGAACAACATCTATCTGGCTACCACCTATTCTGAAACCCAGAACATGACTGTTTTTGGTAATAACCATATTGCCAACAAAGCACAAAACTTCGAAGTAGTTGCACAATATCAGTTCGACTTCGGTCTGCGTCCGTCCGTTGCTTACCTGCAATCTAAAGGAAAAGACTTGGGTGCGTGGGGTGATCAGGACCTGGTTGAATATATTGATGTAGGTGCAACCTATTACTTCAACAAAAATATGTCCACTTTTGTTGATTACAAAATCAACCTGATTGATAAGAGCGATTTCACGAAAGCATCTGGCGTTGCTACCGATGATATCGTTGCTGTAGGTATGGTTTACCAGTTCTAATTTGATTACTAAAAGATATGTTGCGGGAGGCTTTGCCTCCCCAACATATAAGTGGCTCCCTCAAGCCACTTCCTTTAGGAGCACAACCTTGCTTCTAACTATATAAACCTTCTGTTATATATTACCCTTTATTTTTGGGGGCGTTGCAACGCCCCATTTTTAATAATTTTTAGTAAACAATTGGCATATTAATTAGAGTTATTAACAACGATATCCATCTCTAACCGGATATCTAATGCCATTAACATCCCTTCAATTATGCCCTCAGCCTTCTGTAACCTTTTCCCGATATAACCATCAGAGCAGCAATGCTTACCTGCCAGTGACATGAATGTCATACCGACTACATAATAATCTACTAATAAATCGTGCAAATCGCTGTTGTTCTTTTTCAGACGGGCCATGCACCCGCAAATAATCATCGCGTCATCGTCACAACATTGCGGGCGAGATTTTACTTTTGAAGTAATTAATCCCTTAAAACCGGCGGCAATGGACGACCAGGTCACATCTTCATGATTATTAGCCGCCCACGCTCCCCAACGCTCAAGAACCATCTGAATATCACGCATCAACTTACTCCACAAAAATCAGACCAGCACGCCAATTACAAGCAAAAATCAACAAAACAGTATTAGTTGATTGTTATCTCTGACTTCATACTCCTGCTCCTGTCAGGGTTTTGGCGTAATTCTTCAGTATTCGGTAATCGGTCAAAACAGAACCGGGGAAACGATATAAGCGCAGATGCCCCCAGCGGTGGCGAAGAAGTTCTGCCATATAAAACTCAAACATCATTCATTCCCCATTTCGGTGATGGTCAGTTCCAGCCTCCCACCTTTGGTAACAGGCATCTTCACAACGCGGTAATCAACGACCTGAGCATCATCCAGCCAGAAACCTGCTTTGGTGAGTGCGTCAAAAGCGGCTTTTTGCAGATTATCCAGGTCACGGCGACGGCGATCCGGCATGTGGCACTCAATGCGGATTTTCACAGGCATAGCCAGGCCGATATCCAGCATTGCGTTTTTAATGATTCGGGCGACGTTATCGCGGTATGCCTGCCCCTCTGCACTGACGTGCGTGCGCCCGCGATTATGGCGGTAATAGCGATTATTGCTCGGAGGCCAGGGTAATGTGATACTGTAGGTATTCACGCCTTAATAACCCCCTCTTTCAGCCAGATAACCTGTGTTCTCGCCATACCTTCCAGCGCGCATTCTTTTGCATATGCAGCATCGACAAAATGTGTGCGGCGGTCGATTTCGTCGTGGCAGGCAGAACATGCAATGGTGGCAATCAGGTCTGGCGGTTTGATACCGGTACCGCACAATCCAGCCAGCCGGATATGTGCCAGTACAGACGTTTCAGAATTGCCATTACATACGCCAGGGATTCTTACCTGGCATTCCCGACCACGCGCTGCTTTTCTCAAATCAGCCATGATTCCTCCTTGCTGCCAGTCGCAACCATTTTTTATCAACCAGGCTAGCGGTATATCCGAGCAGTGTTGGTATTTCGGATGGCTTCAGCTCAGGCTTACGCTTACGACGATTTGATACTCTGTAGATGTGTCCGTTCATGACACGAATAAGCGGTGTAGCCATTACGCCTCCTGCTTGTCGCGGAGCAGCTGGAACTCGCAGCTCTGCGGAATAGTCAGGTGGCAGCCAATATTCACCGCCCAGGCTTCAACCTTACACAGGAAGACATACATCTCTCCGGTATCAAGATCGGAGGTATGGCGTAACGACTGGATAGTGGTGATATCACCGGTTACGACATCAACCAGGTCTTTGGTTTCATAACCGAGATATGTGTGTTTGAGAGCATCTTTTACCCAAGCTGGAGTGGCGAACGTTTTACCCCTGCTGATGAGGTATTCACTGATTTCGCTGTACCACATGTGGCTGAGTGCATTCTGGGAAAGACTGCGTTTCTCACGCCACGGTTTAAGCACCATGCGAAAGCATTTGCCCTCCTCCAGATAAGGCTGGATCTGCCGACCGATAGCGGTGAAGTTGCCGCGATGTAATTTGATGCCGTCTTGTGAGAGGTTCACGCTTCACCTCCGCAGAGGTCAAACGCTAGATGCAAAGAATTGCAGGTGCATTTCTGCATCTGTGAAGGGAGAAGAGAGTTTGGATTGTATGTGCGCATAAACGTCCCCGTTTAGCGCAGAAGTCACCGGAGTTGTTCAGGCTCCGGTGACATAATTATGCCGTGTTGATTTCCCAAAATCAAAATCGATAGAATTGCTCCTTCTTAAAACACTTTTACTCTCTGGAAGCTTTTCTTATCTCTCTTGGTGTTATATTAAAACGATTATGAAATCTTTCAGTAAAACGAGAAGGACACTTATAACCATTTTCTCTGGCAATCTCGCTTATAGGTTTTACCGTCGTTTGTATAGCAGACAACGCATTATTTAACCTCACATCGTCCAGTATACTTTGGAAACTTACCCCCTCGCTTGCTAGACGGCGATGTAATGTAGAAACAGAAATGTAGAGATATCGAGCAACCTTGTTTGCTGTCCATTTTGTGCCGGGTTCGGATAGCAGCAGGTTATAACAACGACTTATCAATGATTGTTTACTATATGATAAAAGTAAATGATTAACATGATTCACTCCTAACGAAAGTAGAACGCCCATTGCTAAGTGCTCCTGAATTTTAGTTGAGAAGCCTCGGGAAACAGATGTTTTTAGTTGCTCCCAACAATATATTAACTCAGGATTCTGAGGTAAAAAGAAACTTGTTTTGTTACGTATTTGATCAGTTACCGTATAAAGTTTTTGGAAACTCTCAATTAAATCAATGGGTAAGTAAAGCATTTCTGCAAGATAAAGCCCTGCTTCAGGATAATTCTCAATATAAAATTCATAACCACAAGGAAATAATATTATTTGATTATTATCAACAGTTAAAGTATGCGTCTCCCAATTGATAACTTTCTTTCCCTGACGGATACGACACAAAGCTGGCATAAGAGGCTTAACCCTATGAATCTCATGATGTTTATGCATCCGTATTTCTTCGATCTTTAAGTTAGTCTTACCTCTTGCCAGCATACTCTCACCCTACTTTATCTCATAAACTGGTGTTATCTCAGCGGTTGCGATTTTATTAGCATTAAGCATATAACCAACTAACGCTCCGCTGGAGTTAGAATCTACAGGAATCTTTTCAGTTTTTAGAGCCCATACTTTAAACTGGTAATGATGTGGTTTATCTCCTTTAGGAGGACATGCGCCACCAAACCCAGCATAGCCAAAATCATTTCGGCCTTGAACAGCACCAGTCGGCAGTTTTGTTCCATCACGTCTCCCTGCATCAACGGGCAAATATGTTACTGTTGCTGGAATATTAACAACAGTCCAATGCCACCAACCACTGCCTGTAGGTGCATCTGGATCATATACAGTTACGGCAAAGCTTTTGGTACCTTCAGGAACACCAGACCAGGTTAATGAGGGCGATGTATTACCACCTTCACACCCAAATCCAGAAAAGACATGAGACGTTGTAAGTTGCTCTCCTGTTTTTATTTCATTACTAGTGACCTGAAATGCTGCAGCCTGCGCAGAAAATGTTATGAATGCCAATACAGTTGAAACGATAAGTGTTTTCATAAAAACCTCTTTGTTATGACCTATCGTTATTTTATTTGATATTCCTTTATCTCATTATGCATAAAGGCGCAATGTTCATGCAAAAGCAATCACAATTGTACCCCCAACCCAATTATTTGCCACAATATACACAAAGCACATTGATACTATCTAAAAACTCTGCTTTATTATTAGTAATACCTACGAAAGTCGGTGTTATTTTTTAACCTACCATTCAAAATACGTGACATACACCATTTTGCTCATAATAATTTGTCACGTATTTTCAGTATTTGAATCTGCGACCAAGAGTTCTCACCTAACAAATGATTAAGATTGTATAGCTCATTTACTACCCCAATACAGCCGTACAAAACTCGCTTGTGGGAGCAAACAAAGTAATTACCCATTAAGTTTCGTCAAAGATAATTAATTCTGTCTTGCACTTTATCACCATAGCATAACTTAAAATCCGAGATCATTATTTAGAAATAAATCTCACCATCAACCATATATTTGAGAGCACTTATCGCCTGCTGGGCGGATATTACTTTCATTAAAGGATAGTGTTTAAAAACAATGCCATTCATAAAATAGATATCACAGGTTTTATTATCCGTATTAATTATGATTTTTTCGAATGTTTTATAGGCAAGTGTACGGCATAACTCTCGTCCATTTTTACTGGTTAAGTCAATAGCATAAAAATCACTGAATGAATTTACACCTTTACTCTTCAAAGTTTTCAATGATACCGAAGCCCTTCGTAATTCCTTATCTAATAGTCTTATTTTCTCTGCTATAGCGGTAACTTCAGGCGCGACAGACAATGCAACGATTAAATTATTAATTTTCATCTGAAGCTCAATAATTTTTAACTCTAAAGTTTCATTAGCATCTTTCTTGTTTTCAACTGGTTGAATTTTGCTACAATTAAAAAGCAATTCATTAATGATATTATAATCAACCAAATCTCTTTTTATTGATGGCCTGTCACATCGATGTAATCTTCTCATCGGACAAACATAATAGCCATGCAAACTTCCAGATACCGCATGAACAATCATGGTATTACCACAAGCCTCACACTTCATAACTGTTCGAAGTAGATTTATTAGCATAGGATTCTTGCTACTATTGCTAATACCAAAAGGTGCCAACCGAATTTCCTGTACAGCGTAAAACAAATCATCTGATATGACTCTGGGATAATAGCCAGCGATTTCACTTATCCCTTTCCCTCTTGCACGATATGAAGGTACGCATATACCTATCAGAGCTTTATTCGCTAATAATTTTTCAATTACAGAAGGTCCCCATGCACTTTCTTTTCCTGAGAAATTCTTTACAGCATGATCATTTAAATACTTGGCTATTGCATTCAATGAGCGCCTTTCCATCCTGAGTTTAAAAATTAGCTCAATAGTTTTCACCCTGTCGGGGTCTGGAACAAAAGCCGTTCTTTTGTCATCTAAGGAGAGCCATCTCGGACAAGACGCCGTCATAATCGTACCTGATTCCAGTGCATCCTGCCGTTTTTTCTTCCATGATAATTTAACCCGACTTGACTTTATCTCGCTTTCTTCATTTGCCCTTTGTGCTATAAGTATGGCTTTTATTAATGAATATGGCTCATTCAAAGAGTCAATATTATAGACTGTATGGTCGCAAAGAGTTATAACATCAATACCGTGATTCAAAATCAATTTCAGACGTTCAATCGCTTCACCGACTTTTTCTCTTGAAAGTCTGTCCAGACTTTCAACTAACAATGTAGTTCCTGGCAATATATAACCATGCTCTATAGCATCTAAAAATTCCGAAAAAGCTCCTGATTGTGCATGCTTTCCTTTGAATGCACTTAATCCTAAATCTTCATATGTTATGGTATCAAGATAATAATCACTATTTACCTTTAACCATTCAGCAATAAGTCTTCTCTGTCGGTTTAATGAGTCGCCAGACATCTGACCTGGTGATGAAAATCGCATATATGCTATGGCTTTTTTCATGGTGACACCTGCTAACGTATGCTTTTATAAACCTTAGTGGTGGGATATAATTTTTGTTTAATTTTTATTTAAAAAGACAATTAAGGTCACATTATCTTGAATATACAACAATAATGGTATTGCATTTTTCTTACGCGATAATCTTGAAATCACAAAAGAATACATAAAAAATAAAGACATTAACAAAAAGCATAAAACGAGGCTCATATAAATATAAGAGCCTCCATATTTTAGTCGTTTAGAAACAAATTATTTTAATGTGGTGTGCTTCGTGACAATAAATTAATAACCAACACACCGGCACAAATCAACATCATGCCTATAATGGCTGGCAGGTCCAGCCGTTGGCCGAAAAATCCCCATGACAGTAAGCTAATCAGGACAATACCGACTCCTGACCAGATAGCATAAGCAATCCCTGTAGGAATATAAGCCAGCGTCTGAGCTAATAACCAGAATGATGCACAATAACAAATAATTGTACCAACAGATGGCCATAACCGTGTAAAACCTTCTGAAAACTTCATTAAGGTTGTACCAATGACCTCTGCAAGTATTGCACCACCAAGATAAATATAAGGGTTCATAGCATATTCTTTCCTGTTCAAACTGGAGAGAATTGTACTACAGTTTGAACTCAACTCACCTGTTTCATCATTGTGTTCCCATTGATGTTCTTTTATATACCCTCAGTACCCGTTTCATCGCGGCACTCTGGCGACACTCCTTAAAAATCAGATTCGTGCTCACCTTTCCTTCCCGTTCTTCTCTGGTAGCGAACCGGTAATACACCGTTCGCCAGACCTTACCATCAACGACCAGGATTCCTGCCCGCGCCATTTTAGCCGCAGCCTGATTTATGCTGGTTACGGTTGCGCCTGTTACCGCGGCAACGTCCTGTGCACAGAAGCTCTTATGCGTCCCCAGGTAATGAATAATTGCCTCTTTGCCCGTCATACACTTGCTCCTTTCAGTCCGAACTTAGCTTTGATTTCTGCGATCTTCGCCAGAGCCTGTGCACGATTTAGAGGTCTACCGCCCATGACAGGAAGTTGTTTTACTGGTTCAGGTATCGCCTCACCACGGTTAATTCGCGCGGTCATACAGGACAGTTCATCGGCAGCCTTGCGCCGTAATTCCGCGTCAGTCAACGCATTGGCCCGCATGTTCTGATACAGGTTGGTAACCAGCCAGTAGTGCGCGTTTGATTTCCACGGATAAGACTCTGCATCCGGATACAGACCACGCTTCCGGCAATACTCGTAAACCATATCAACCAGCTCGCTGACGTTTGGCAGCCCGGCGGTAACGGATGCTTCTTCCCGGCACCATGCAACAAACTGCCCGGGTGATGGCAGAAATGGTCTATTCTGCCGACGGGCAACACGCATTCCGGCGCTCACCTGTTCCATCGTGGTGATCCCGTTTTCCCGGAAAGCCAGAACCCACTGGCGGCGGATTTCGTTCAGTTCGTTCTGGTCACGATTAGCCAGGCTCGCCGGGAAAGTTGCCAGTAACTGGCTGAATACACCGTTGATTATCTGCGCTACCTGCTGTACCTGCGGCTTTTCGTCGTACTGTTCCGGCATGTTGTTGGCGATCCGACGCATCTGCTCACGGTCAAAGTTAATCATCTGTGCGGCGATGTTTTTCATAGATCCACCCCGTAAATCCAGTCTGTGTTTGTCAGGTCGAGTTTTGGTTTGCTAGCTGTCACGCCTGCCTGTTGCTTGTTACGGTTGATTTCGAGTTGGGTCCACTTGTCGCGGAGTTTGGCCGGACTTAGCACGTTACCGGACCAGAAGTTGTCCTGGCATGCCCAGCGGAACAGCACGCACATGTCGCGGTGGTTACGTCCGTCACGTTCACGCATCAGGCGGATATCGTTAGCCCACCCTGCAAAATTCGGTTTTCTGGCTGATGGCGCGATGGTCTTCACCATGTCAAACATCCACTCTGCGGCGGTCAGGTCTTCTGCTGTCCCCCACTTGCTGCCGCTCTGAATTGCAGCATCCGGTTTCACCACAGGAAGATCGTTTTCTGGTTGGTCAGAGGATTCGCCAGAATTCTCGGACGAAAAAGGTTTTATATTGTCTTTTGTTAGTTTGTCTTTTGTGTTTACCTGATTCGGGTAAACGCCTTTACCTGATTTGGGTAAACTTTTTTTACCTGATTCAGGTAAATTTACCTCTTTCAGGTAAACTTTATTTTTCTTACCTGATTCGGGTAATGTTGACCATTCACTGACCACATTATTAATGCCGGTATTCCGCCCGCTCTGAATAAAAATCCCACGCTTTACCAGAACACTTTTTGCAGCAGAACACTTGTGCGGCAATATCCCGGTTAATTCGGAAAGTTGCTCGTTGCTAACCCAATCCAGTTTTTTATTAAAGCCATATGTTTTGCGCATGACAGCCAGAAAGACCAGAAGCTGGTGCTGTGTTAATCCGGCCAGCATCACAGCTTCCAGCAACTCATTTGCAATGCGCGTATAACCATCATCGAGATCTGCCACGCGCGGCTCCTTTTGTGCCGCATCCGGCACTGGAAAATTGAATATCTCAGCAGTGTTTGCCATAATTCCTCCCGCAATGAGTGTGTTACGATTTGCACCTGAAAGTCGGTTCTGTTCCAGCAGACCGGCTTTCGCCATTTCTGAACCTGTCATATCGCCCCCAGCATGGTAGTAACCATCGCCATCAATGGACCAGCCAGATCTGGGTCCACACGAAACATCGACACAATACCTTCACTAATTTCCTTCAGTTTCTGGTGGCGTGGTGCGTTGAGAATGACAGCCTGTTTTGCCTCACTGAGTTCCTTTTCCATTTCAGCCAACCTAGCCATGAAGCTATCCTGCTCAACCAGGTAACCGCGATATTCCAGCGGTAGTACCGCCAGAATTGCCGGGGTCAGTTCACGCACGTTATTTCGGTATTTTTCAGAATCGAATTTGTTATCGAGGAAGCGGAACAGCTTCTGGCGTGCACGGCTGACATCATCAGGGAAATCGATGGTGCCGCCGCCCTGCTCCCGATACTCATTCACAATGAGTGTGGCAACGACATCCTGATTATCTACAGCCGACCAGGCGCGGACGGCATCACGGATTTTTTCGTGGCCTGGCACCTGTTTTGTTTGAGAACGATTTATCACCGCAGTCGGGCTAAATCCGCTAGTCTGTTGGTATGTAAGTGGTTGCATAATTGACTCCTTTAGTTTGAATTGACTGTTAAGTTGATTGCTTATTGTTAAAGAGCGTGAAATGGAAATTTAAGCTGCGTTCTTTTCGGTGTGTGGAAACAACTTCGGAAGATCCGGGCGAATCTGGTATGCCTTCACTACTCCACCAGTAGCCGTAACAATGCTGCCGACATGTTCAGGGGATACCTTTGCTTTGTTGTGAAGCCACTTATAGACGGCCTGCTGTGAAACTTCGCAAGCAGCGCCCAGTTTCTTTTGTGAACCAACGATATTGATCGCTGTTTTGATAGCTGGGTTCATAACAACCTCCGTGGTTAATTTGAATCAAGATTAAAACTATGGTTGTTTTTAGTCAACAACCATTTTCGTTTGATGGAATAAAACCTTGGTTGTACATTTGGACTATGAAAACAACACTCTCAGAAAGACTTAAAGAAGCCAGATTAGCGCGAGGCCTTACACAAAAGGCGCTTGGGGATTTGGTCGGGGTTAGCCAGGCTGCTATTCAGAAAATCGAAACAGGGAAAGCTAATCAAACAACTAAAATCGTGGAGATCGCGAACGCTTTGGGTGTGCGCGCAGAATGGTTATCTTCTGGCGTTGGAAATATGTCAGACAGTACAGTGCAACCAATACAATCAACTGTCAGCCATTCCAAATACTTCAAGATTGACGTTCTTGATATAGAAGTCAGTGCTGGGCCGGGAGTCATCAACCGTGAGTTTGTAGAAGTTCTACGCTCGGTTGAGTACTCGTTTGACGATGCTCGTCACATGTTCGATGGTAGGAAGGCGGAAAATATCCGCATCATTAACGTGCGTGGTGACAGCATGTCAGGAACGATCGAACCAGGTGATCTGCTGTTCGTTGATATCACAGTTAAATCTTTCGACGGTGATGGTATCTATGCGTTTCTGTACGACGACACAGCCCATGTAAAGCGCCTGCAAATGATGAAGGATAAGCTGCTGGTCATCTCTGATAACAAAAGCTACTCACCGTGGGACCCGATCGAGAAAGACGAGATGAACCGGGTGTTCATCTTCGGTAAGGTTATTGGGAGCATGCCGCAGACATATAGGAAGCATGGGTAGTACCAATTAAAAATTATCAACTGGGCATTGTGCTCATTCAGTAAAGAACTAATTCCTATCTTTGCTCTAGGTAGTAATATTAAGCCACCGCAATAATATCTTTACCTAACGGCGTAAGAATCCCGGTCACCGTGCCGGGTTTTCTTTTGCCCTCCCCTCATCACACACACCGTTAAAAAAACCACCATAACCTCGCTTCAGTTATCGCTATGCGATTCAAGTCACAAAATAAATCCATCCTAAATACAACCAGTTATATCTAAAACAACCAATAAAACAACTTTTGTTGTTGACGATAAAACAACTATAGTTTTAAATAAGTTCATCGCAACAACACAACGATACGGCAACTACCTGATTCACCGTTGCGATGACCGCTTAGATCCGCAGTTTGAATTTCAGCAGGCTTCGGGGAGTGCGAGGGGTGAAACGGACGCGTGAACGTCGGTGTGACCAGCTGAAATTAACTCAACATTTCATACCTTAGTCGCTTTAACGAGGCGGCTTAGTTATGACAACCGGCGGCCATCCACCGCCTGAATACGCGCAGAAGTCTCTATATGTTCAGCAGCCCAGCTTACGGGCAGGAGTTTTTATGGTTCATCAACATTATGGAACGCAGACCGTTAATCGAGGTGCGGTCATGCCAGGAATGCTGGTCAAACACAAAGATGGTACCTGGACTGCATCAGCTAATTTACGCGGACGGCTTTATCTGCATCGCGGCATCGAGCGCACTTATACCCGTGATTTGCTCGTGGAAGTTTTTCTCGACGGACGCGGTAACGGCCTGAATCACTAATCCCCTTTCCTGTTTTCCTAATCAGCCTGGCATTTCGCGGGCGATATTTTCACAGCTATTTTCAGGAGGTCAGCCATGAACGCTTATTACATTCAGGATCGTCTTGAGGCTCAGAGCTGGGCGCGTCACTACCAGCAGATCGCCCGTGAAGAGAAAGAGGCAGAACTGGCAGACGACATGGAAAAAGGCCTGCCCCAGCACCTGTTTGAATCGCTATGCATCGATCATTTGCAACGCCACGGGGCCAGCAAAAAAGCCATTACCCGTGCGTTTGATGACGATGTTGAGTTTCAGGAGCGCATGGCAGAACACATCCAGTACATGGTTGAAACCATTGCTCACCACCAAGTTGATATTGATTCAGAGGTATAAAACGGATGAGTACAGCACTCGCAACGCTGGCAGGGAAGCTGGCTGAACGTGTCGGCATGGATTCTGTCGACCCACAGGAACTGATCACCACTCTTCGCCAGACGGCATTTAAAGGTGATGCCAGCGATGCGCAGTTCATCGCATTGCTGATCGTCGCCAACCAGTACGGCCTTAATCCGTGGACGAAAGAAATTTACGCCTTCCCTGATAAGCAGAACGGCATTGTTCCGGTGGTGGGCGTTGATGGCTGGTCCCGCATCATCAATGAAAACCAGCAGTTTGATGGCATGGACTTTGAGCAGGACAATGAATCCTGTACATGCCGGATTTACCGCAAGGACCGTAATCATCCGATCTGCGTTACCGAATGGATGGATGAATGCCGCCGCGAACCATTCAAAACCCGCGAAGGCAGAGAAATCACGGGGCCGTGGCAGTCGCATCCCAAACGGATGTTACGGCATAAAGCCATGATTCAGTGTGCCCGTCTGGCCTTCGGATTTGCTGGTATCTATGACAAGGATGAAGCCGAGCGCATTGTCGAAAATACTGCATACACTGCAGAACGTCAGCCAGAACGCGACATCACTCCGGTTAACAATGAAACCATGCAGGAGATTAACACTCTGCTGATCGCCCTGGATAAAACATGGGATGACGACTTATTGCCGCTCTGTTCCCAGATATTTCGCCGCGACATTCACGCATCGTCAGAACTGACACAGGCCGAAGCAGTGAAAGCTCTTGGATTCCTGAAACAGAAAGCCACTGAGCAGAAGGTGGCAGCATGATACCGGACATTATCCTGCAGCGTACCGGGATCGACGTGAGAGCTGTCGAACAGGGGGATGATGCATGGCACAAATTACGGCTCGGCGTCATCACCGCTTCAGAAGTTCACAACGTGATAGCAAAGCCCCGCTCAGGAAAGAAGTGGCCTGACATGAAAATGTCCTACTTCCACACCCTGCTGGCTGAGGTTTGCACCGGTGTGGCTCCGGAAGTTAATGCTAAGGCGCTGGCCTGGGGAAAACAGTACGAGAACGACGCCAGAACCCTGTTTGAATTCACTTCCGGCGTGAATATTACTGAATCCCCGATCATCTATCGCGACGAAAGTATGCGCACCGCCTGCTCCCCCGATGGTTTATGCAGTGACGGCAACGGCCTTGAACTGAAATGCCCGTTTACCTCCCGGGATTTCATGAAATTCCGGCTCGGTGGTTTCGAGGCAATAAAATCGGCTTACATGGCCCAGGTGCAGTACAGCATGTGGGTGACGCGAAAAGATGCCTGGTACTTTGCCAACTATGACCCGCGCATGAAGCGTGAAGGCCTGCATTATGTCGTGATTGAGCGGAATGAAAAGTACATGGCGAGTTTTGACGAGATGGTGCCGGAGTTCATCGAAAAAATGGACGAGGCACTGGCTGAAATTGGTTTTGTATTTGGGGAGCAATGGCGATGACGCATCCTCACGATAATATCCGGGTAGGCGCGATCACTTTCGTCTACTCCGTTACAAAGCGAGGCTGGGTATTTCCCGGCCTTTCTGTTATCAGAAATCCACTGAAAGCACAGCGGCTGGCTGAGAAGATAAATAATAAACGGGAGGCGGTATGCACAAAGCATCTCCTGTTGAGTTAAGAACGAGTATTGAGATGGCACATACCGCCTGTAAAGTGTTGCGTGATCAAATAGGCAAGCATCACAAATGGGTGTTTGTACATACCAAGGCGGCTAAGCGAGCAGATGGAACATCAACGCCTGCGGTCAGGAAGATGCGCATCGACAGCAAGACATCATGGCTATCAGCTTGTCGTCGTGCAGGAATTGAAGATTTCCGTTTCCATGACCTCAGACACACCTGGGCAAGCTGGCTGATTCAGTCAGGCGTCCCATTATCAGTGCTTCAGGAAATGGGCGGATGGGAGTCCATAGAAATGGTTCGTAGGTATGCTCACCTTGCGCCTAATCATTTGACAGAGCATGCGAGGAAAATAGACGACATTTTTGGTGATAATGTCCCAAATATGTCCCACTCTGGAATTATGGAGGATATAAAGAAGGCGTAA